ATCGATTGAAAGAGTTGATATTGAAGATGCATATGATTTAGTAAATGCAGGAAAAACTCATATTTATGCTATTGAAACAAATGATGGAGGAAAACTATACACTCATAATTCCACTACAGAAAACGAAACCGGAGATCTTTTAGTCATCAAAAGCGACAATAATGATATTAAAGAAATATTAAATAATCTTTTCTATGATATTTTAAACATAGAGTTTAACCTTTGATCTTGAATAAGAAATATGTGTAAGTATGGAGACACCTTCTTACAATTAGATATACAAGATGAATATGGTGTAGTTAACGTTATACCAGTTTCTGTATATGATATTCAGAGAGTTGAAGGTGAAGATCCTCTCAATCCTAAAGATTATTATTTTACATTATTAGGTAATACTCGTGATAAATTAATGAATTTCCAAGTTGCTCATTTTAGAATGTTTACTGATTCAAATTATTTTCCATATGGACGAAGTATGATTGAAGGAGCTAGAAAACCTTGGAAGCAATTAAGTCTTATGGAAGACGCAATGATGGTTCATAGAATTATGAGAGCACCTGAAAAGAGAGTCTTCAAAATCGACATTGGTAATATACCTCCAAAAGATATTGATACATATATGAATGAAGTTATTAATAAGATGAAGAAGGCACCATATATCGATCCAACAACTGGTGAATATAATTTGAAATTTAATCTTCAAAATATGCTTGAAGATTTCTTTTTACCAGTTAGAGGCGGTGATACCGGAACCTCAATTGAAACTTTAAATGGAACTACATTTGATACAATTGATGATATTGAATATATTAGGAATAAGATGATGGCTGGATTAAAGATACCAAAAGCATTTTTAAACTATGAAGAAGATATTGAAGGTAAAGCAACTCTTGCAGCGATGGACTTAAGATTTGCTCGTACAATTGAGAGAATACAAAAAATTACTATCTCGGAATTATATAAAATAGCTACTATTCATCTATACTGTCAGGGGTATACAGATGATGCACTTGTTGACTTTGATTTAGAATTAACTAGCCCGTCACTTGTATATGAAGAAGAAAAGATTGAAATATGAGATAGAAGAGCTAGTTTAGTAGCATCTCTTAAAGATATTGATATGCTTTGTGAAGATTATATATATGAAAAAATATTAGGACTTTCAGAAGATGAAGTTAAAGAGAATCGCAAGAAACTCGTTATGGATAAGAAAAGAAAATATAGATTATATACAATTGAAAATGACGGAGAAGATCCTGTAAAAGAGGAAGTTGGAGATGAAGATGAATTTGGAGCTTATCCAAGTCAACATCAAGATAATAATGACTCAAATGAGGATCAAGACAATGACAAGGATGAAAATAAAAATCCTGCTGACTATTTGAAAAAGAAAGATTCAATAGCAGATGAGCTATTTAGTAAAGATGAAAGAATGGGACTTAATACAGCAGCGACTAGACATAAATATAAAGGAAATAGTCCACTTTCTTTAGAAAAAATAGACTTATTCTTTATCAATAAGACAAATAATAAACAAATAATTTATTAAAAAAATTAGTATTTATATATATAATACATAACAATATAAGAGAGAGAAAAATGAAAAAAATTAAACATTCTAAGTTTAAAAACACAGGGTTAATTTGTGAGCTTCTAACAAGACAAATAACTATGGATGTAATGCAAAATCAAAAGTCTGCAGCGCTGTCGATATTTAAGAAATATTTTGCGAAAAATTCAATACTAAGTGAAGAGCTTCAATTGTATAACCTAATACTTAAAGGTGGAGATGACCTAGCAAAGAAAACAGAAAATCAAATAAATTATTATATTGATGAAGTGCTAGGTAACAGGAGTAAGCTTAATGAACGTATTCTCAAAAAAAGCAAGTATTCTTTAATAAACGAAATTAAAAAACGCTTTGATATTGATCAGTTTTTTAAAATGCCAATCGATAGCTATAAAGTTTTAGCATCAACATATAAACTATTTGAAGGAACTGTAAAGCAGGAAATTAATGAGTCCATAAGTTATAGTCCGATAGATATGGTGCAATCTCGATACAATATTATTGAATTTATTATGAATGATAATGTAAAGAAAAGCTCTCTTATTAATAAGATGAAGAATGATAATAAAATATTAGAGAAATACAAGAAACAGGATAAAGACATTCAATTGTTAACGTATAAGCTATTGATAGAAAAATTTAATAGTAAGTATGGTGATATGAACTATGCTCAAAAAAGTTTATTAAAAATTTATATCAATAATTTTTCTAATGTAGATGTATTAAGAGAATATGTTAATAAAGAAGTAACTAGAATAAATAAAAAAATCAAGGGTATAATCTCTTCTTCTAAAATAGATGACGAAGTAACCAAAATAAAACTTTCTGAATTAAATAGACAACTAGGTAGCTTAAAGAAAGGTCGCGTCGTAAAAGATAAACAATTCACCGCTCTGCTATATCTATATGAGTTAGTTGACAAACTGGAAAATATTAAATAATTTTATGACAAGAAAAGAATTAAAGAATATCATTAAAGACGCAATATTACAAATCGAGATAACTACTACAGGTACCACTGCAGGTAGTGAAGAGTTTAATACTCCTGGAGCATTTAAAAAGAAAAATCCCGTGTTGAGAAAAGACATGAAAAAAAAGAAAAAAGAAAAAAGATATTATGATCCGTTGCTTGTTAAGGAAGAAATTAATGAGCAGGATTGAGCTAAGTTGAAAAAAATTATACGTATGGAGATAGCTTCAATATACTTTGATCTTTATAAAAAAAGAACTACATGGATGTAAAGAAAAAATTAAATGAAAATTAAAAAAAGTACAATTAGAAAAATAATTAGAGAAGCAAAAGAAGAATATCAAACATTCTTCAAATCTGCATGTAAAAAATTTAGTATTGATATTGAAAATATTGAAAACATCAGCGATGAAAAAAAGAAAAAGCTATTTTCATATATAGATAAGAATTGAAATTCAAACTCAGAGAGTGGAAAAGATGGAAAGATAAATGAAGAAGTCCAGTTTGATTTTTATAAAACTATGCAAGTGATTCGTGGTGATACTTTTCTAGACTATATATTCGGTTCATCTAAAGGAAAGAATGATAAAGTTAAAGCTGAAAAAATATTTAATGATCATATACTTGGCGACGCTAAATTAGAAAAGAAGTATACTAAAGCTAAGTAAAAAAATTAAACTATAATGAAAAGAACTGAACTAAAGAAATTAATTAGGGAAGAAATTCATCTTCTAAAAGAGCTCGGCATAAGCGAAAAGAATGTATGTACTGGAAGTAAGATATGCTATGGCTGAGGTAGAGCAATAGTAGGAAGTTTAAAACTAAAATATGATAAAGTAAAATATGTTCTTAGAAATCATATTATGACTCAAAGTGGTGCTTCTTTGTATTTATCAGACGGAAGCTTTGTTGGAAAAGAAAATATGATTCATAGACATCTTGATTGATGTATAGTAAAATAGAAAGAGAAACAATTATAATGGAAAATAAAAAATTATTAATAGATACTATACCCTTCGACATTGCACCAGAACAAATTAATGAATCGCTAGAAAAAAATAGTGGTAGACTAATCGTTAAAGGCAAAGTTCAAGAAGCTGATACTGAAAATCAAAATGGAAGAAAATACCCGAAAGACGTTCTCTTAAGAGAAGTAGACAAGTATAAAGGAACTTTCATTAAAGAGAGAAGAGCTTTAGGTGAACTTGATCATCCAGATACATCAGTTGTTGAATTGAAAAATACTTCACATCAAATACTTGACTTGTGGTGAGATAATAATGAAGTATGAGCTAAGATTGAAGTATTAAGTACTCCAGCAGGTAACATATTAAAAGAGCTTTTCAAAAGTAATATAAGATTAGGTATATCTTCAAGAGGTTTAGGTTCTGTTAAAGAATCTGCAGGCTCAGTTGAAGTGCAAGATGATTTTGAAATCATTTGCTGAGACTTTGTAAGCAATCCTTCAACTTATGGTGCATTTATGGATGAAAAAGTTAATGAAGGTGTTGATCATTCAAATGCTAATGATGACAAGTTAAAAGAAATAAACAATACTATAGTTAATATATTAAAATTAATATAAAAATAAGGAAATTTAAAAGAAATAAACCATGCAAATGATTAGTAGCATACCAGAATTAATAACAAATTTAATATTTGATAAAAATACTTGATACCTAATTGGTACACTTGGCACATTTCTAATTGCAGCTATAAGCTTATGACTAAAATATAGTTCAGGAAGTAAAAAGATTATTGACAAGATAGATGATCTTGATAAGCGTAATAATGCAGCACATGCGACTCTATTAACAAAAGTTGACGAAAATAGTGCAATAACAAAAGAATATTCATCAAGAAGAGATTATTATAATATACTTGATAATATTAAAAATGAAGCTGTAAATTGATCACCAAATAATTTCAATGACTTTATAACAATAAAAGCTAAAGCAATGAGAGATTTTTTTGTTGGAATTGAAAAAATTGGATTTAATAATACTTCAATTGAGACTATTGACTCAGAGCTTAAAATTTCGATTAATACATTTAAACGTGAAGCTAACGAAAATGGATATTCTGAATTTGTAAAGTTTTTCTTTAAGAAAAGTCATACTAAATATACATCAGAATATTTAAGAGACTTAAAGGATTATAAAGGTGGTAGAATTAATAATTTAAACGAAGCATTCTTATCAAGATCTGTTGTTTTCTATAGACATTCTTTAGAAAATGCAATTAATGTTTGAAGTGAATGAATACAAAACGGAGAAAAATAAACAAGGAAAATTAAAAACAATGAAATTAGGTAAAATAGTAAAAAAAATAATTGCAGAAATAATAAACTGAGGGGAAGAAAATCCTTCAAAATTTACTAATCAGTTAAAAAAAATTACCGGTGATAATACATTATCATTTGATGATTATGACGATAATGGATATCCACTTTATATTTCTAAAAAAAATGAAGAAGTAGAGTATTGAATTGATGAAAAAGGAATAGTGTTTAAAGGAGATGGTAGATCTGATAGTAAGGTAGGAAAAGTTAAATAAACTATGTCAATAACAAGAATGACCGGAAGAGAAGAGATGAGAACAACAGCGGAAATGCTTAATATGTCAATGAGTTCAAATTGTAGTACAAAATATATTGTTTCAGGAGACGCTGAAGTGACTGGAAACTATTTTGCAATACAAATAATAAATGATACAATATTCTCAAAACTGATTGATGAAAATAATGAAGAAGGGTCAAGTCACGACTTGGCTGCTACAGAATTAAGCGGAATTGGAGTACCTGCAGGAATAGTAATATATGGTGATTTTACAAATATTGATTTAACATCTGGTATTATTTGTGCATTTAAAGTAGATTAAGAACAAAAAGGAAAATTAAAAAATAAATTATGGCTGAATATACTTCGACACATACTGGTATACAATTAGACGCAACTATAACTAAATTACTAGCTACATCAGGTAGTTGAGATGATACTGCTTCTGATTTGACATCAAAATCAGGATCTTGAGAAGATGTAACAAATGATATAACCTCTAAAACAGGAAGCATAGAATACACTGACAGTTTACTTCCAGACGGAGGTTATTGTGGTACAGTAATTAATAAAGCAGCAGGGGAAACAATAGAGTTTGGAGACTTGTGCTATATTGATACAAATGGAAGTGCTTCACTTGCAAATGCATCTAGTTCGTTAAAACTTCCTGCTCTATATTTAGCAGTAGAAAATATTGCTACAGATGCAACAGGTAAGTTTTTAAGAAGAGGATATGCAAAAACAGGTAGCTTTAGTTTTACAACTGGAGCTTTCTTATACATAGAATCTAGCTCAGCATCTGGCTCAATTTCGGGTTCAGCTCCTGGAGCAACTGGAGCAAACGTTCAAATAATTGGAATAGCTACAGATACGGACACAATAGAATTTGAGCCAAATATGACACTTGTTGAATTATCATAAAAAATGGCTTATCAAGAAATAACAGATTCTCAAGAAGTTAAACTATTAAGTAATCTATTATTAAGAATGTCAAATAGCAAAAGATATCTTGTTGAATGAATACATACTGTATATACTAGCACAAATACGCCTAATAAAATTTCACCGAAGAAGATAGTTAGTGCTGGAACATTTTTAAGGGAAAATTCTTAAACTAAAAATGACACTAAGCTTAGGAATCGGATTAATATCATTAAATAAAATGATAATTGAACTTGTACCAGTTGGATACGACACCTTATATATGTCTGATTTAGAGAAATGTTTAACAGTTGATAGTGAAGATATTAATGTAGTAGAACCATAGGAATAAAAAATAAATGGCACAATATAAGTCAACCCATACGGGTACGCAAATAGATAGCATAACAACCAAGGTATTAGCTACATCTCAAAGTTGAGATAATAGTGCTATTAATGCAACAAATTTAATAGGAAAATCAGGTAGTTGAGATGATACTGCTTCTGATTTGACATCAAAATCAGGATCATGAACTGATGCAGCGGCAGATTTAACAAGTAAATCAGGCTCCTGGGAATTAATAATAACAGATGTTAATTCTAAGTCTGGTAGCTGGGAATCAGCTGCAAGCGATTTAACTTCTAAGTCTGGTAGCTGGGAATCAGCTGCAAGCGATTTAACTTCTAAGTCTGGTAGTTGAGAGTGAAATAATCAATTTGCCAATACTGAAGTATCTGATACTTATGATTTGTTAACTACAGATTATTATGTTGATGTTGATACTTCAGCTAATAGTTGCTCGGTTCAACTATTTGATGCTTCAGATGTACCAGCAGGATGAACTTGTAATGTGGGAGATGTTTCATTTAGTGCATCGTTATACAATGTCACAGTCAATGCGTCAGGAAGTCAAAAAGCAAATAACTCTTCATCAATTGTTATTTCTGGTGATGGAGATGCAATAACGCTTAAATCTAATGGTGTAGATGAATGATTCATAAGATAAGAAGGAAAAACTAACAAATGACATATATAAGTACAATTAATGGTAAAATAAGTGATACTGAAACTAGAGCGATGAGACTCGATAGCAGTACTCATGCAATGGAGACTATTGAATATTACCATCACGAAATTCATGGAGGTTCACATTATTATATAGAAAACTATATTGAACTTGGTAGTGCTGCAACAATGTCAATGGCACTTACAACACCAGATTCAGAAAAGGAATGTCATCTTTTATATAATATTTCAAGTACTAAAGGTGTTACTATTGAGTTTTGAGAAAGTGGAAGCGGGATCTCTGGTGGATCAGGTGTTACTCCAATTAATAATAATAGAAATAGTATAAATACAAGTGACTGTACATTACTTATGGATCCGCTAATTACAGATAGCGGAAGTTTAATTTCACAAGCAAGTTGAGGAAGTAATAAATTAGGAGGAGGTACAACTAGAGAGAGCGAAATCATTCTTGCAAGAAATACAACATATATAAGAAGAATGACATCTCTTGCAGCAGATAATTTTATATCATTTCATGCAAGTTGATATGAACATACACCAAAGGGTTAATTTTTTAATTTAAAAAATGAATTTATTAAATATTATTAAAAAGAAAGCATTTGCTGAAAATGTAATAAGTAATTTCAAAGAAAAAATTGAAATAAGAATAAAAATTGATAAAACTCAACACGCTGATGATAGACAAGATAGACATGCTAATATAACAATTACTGATGAAGATATAATTAAGACAGCACAGAAAGCAATTGATAAGATAACGAAATATTTAGTTTTTAATAAATTAGATATAGGAGATGATATATTAATTCATGATAAGATAAGTGACTTAAATTTAATCTGTAAGCTTCAATCAAAAGAATTTGGGATTGTTGATTTAATTATTATAACAGTTATGGTTAAGAAAAACTTTAAACCAAAAACAGGTACTAGGATGATATATATATAAAATGTATGTATACACATAAAGGGAAGAAATTATTAAAAAATGAAAGATAAGAAAATAAGTATAAACGAAATCGTAAGCATATTTGAAGGTGAGATGGAAGATTCAGCTGCTGAATATCATTCAAAAGAAACCGAAAGACAATCTGGAACTCTAGAAGGTGCTCAAAATATAGCCAAAGCATATAGACATATTGATGAAATGCTTGAAGGAATATATGAAAAGTTTGGCGATATTGGTGACTTAATGGGCGGAATTTTAAAAGAATCAAAAAATCATATGGTCATGGAAGATGATGATTGGTTTGATAAAGTAACAATTAAAAAGAACGAGCAAGAATTACAGAAAAAAGGTGCTGATTTTATTAAAACATATGCTGAAGTTAAGAACTCATCTGTTAGACTTCAAGCTCTTCATGAAGAGATTGGTTTAATATTGAATAGATATTTTGACCTAGGCGAGGAGTATGATGATTCTCCAAATAAAAGAAAAAAAAGAAAATAAAATTAAGATGAAAAAAAGCGAACTAAAGAAAATAATTAGAGAAGAGATATTAAAAGAAGATACTAGAAACACTATTAAAGATGCAATTCTTGAGCTTCTAGAACATGCTGAATTAATTGAGGAAAGTATATCATTTGACTTATCACACGGTGAATATGATGAAGGTTTAGAGAGTAATGAAGCGAAAAATATTACAGCTGCATTAAATAAAGTAGTATTAATACTTGAAAAAGTAAAATATAAGCAAATTGGTAAAAAATAATAGATATTTAAACAAAAAAGGAGTTCATAAAAATGAACGAAAGAAAGGTTACGAAAGAGGATAGTTTAACACCAGACGTTAGATTTTCATTAGCAGATAATAGACATTCAAAAGAGGGTGGATTATCAGTAGTACAAAAAGAAGAAAATGAGCCAGTAGGTAAAATGCTATGACGCTTTAGAAAAAAGATGTTTAGATTTGGATTTTGAGATGAAATTAAAAAACGTAAATTTTATACAAAACCAACAGATAAAAGACGAGCTGCGGAAAAAGTTAGAAAACTCAACGTAAAGATAGCTAATAGAATGTATCAAAATAAGTAATTTGAAAAAAATATAATTATTTTTCTAATTAGATAATATTTATATATACAAGTGTGCTATAATTAATATAGTACCTATAAGAAGAAAAGAATAATTTAAAAGATTAATGCTCTCTAATTGATTTTTAAAAAAATAAAATGTCATAGATGTAGTAGTAATTACTACAACTCAATTAGATTAAAGTAATTTGTACTAAGTACATATTTTTAAAGTAATAGCATTACGGAAATAGAACAAACAAAAGGAATTTTAAAAATTATGGCAAAAACAAAAAAGAAAGTCGACATTGTTGAAGAAGCAATTGCCGATGCAAAAGCAATTAAACAAATGGGCATTGATAATGCCGAAAAAGCGTTAATTGAACATTTTTCTCCAAGAATTAAATCTGTTATTTCAAAAAGAATTCAAAATGAAGTCGAAGAAGATGATTATGAAGACGACGAAATGGAAGACGAAACTGAATTTGAAGATGATACTGATTTAGAAAACGATTTAGCTGATGAAGATACATTCGAAAGTGATGATGACGTTAGTTTAGACGATGAAGAAATCGATGATTTTGATGAAGAAGATGACGAAGATTTAGGAGAAATTATGGATGAGATGGATGATGACGAATTAGACATTGATAGTGATGAAGATCTTGATATTGACATTGAAGATGATGGAGATGATATAGGTGACGACGACGACATTGATATTGACATTGAAGATGATGACGAAGACTTAGAAGAAGACTTTGACATTGATTTAGATGACGATGGAGACGATGACATTGATATTGAAATGGATGGAGATGTTGATGACGACGACGAAGATATCGATATCGACCTTGATGAAGATCTAGATGAGGACTTAGAAGAAGAAAATGTACAACTTAAGCTTGAGAACAAAAAAATTAAACGTGCTTATAAAATCATAAAATCTGAACTTAATGAAATCAGAATCGTTAATGAAAAGTTACTTTATATTAATAAATTATTTAAAGCTTTCCGCTTATCAGATAAGCAAAAACTTAGAGTAGTAGAAAACTTTGATAGAGCTGATACTACAAGAGAAATAAAAATTGTATTTAAAACAATTTCAGAATCATTTAAAGATTCTAAGAAAAAGAAACTTAATGAATCATTACTAAGTAGAGACAATAATTCAGCTGCTAAGAGAAAAACTAAAGACAAAAAAATCATTAATGAAAATGATGACTTGTATGCTAGATTTAAGAAGTTGAAAGATTATAGAAGTACTTAAACAACAAAAAGAATTTTAAAATAAAAAGGAAAAATTATGAAATACCTAGAGTATTTTTAAATTAAAAAATGAACAAAAAGCTCAAACAAATAATGGAAATTAAGAATCTACATGATCCTTATTCTATTAAAATGGAACAAGCGAAAAAGCTTGTTGAAAGTTGAGAACCTACAGGCCTACTAGACGATCTAGAAAACGAATATGAGCGTAATGGAATGGCTATTCTATTACAAAATCAAGCTAATCAGCTGATTAAAGAAGCAACCTCAACAGGTACTGCTGCTAGCTCAGAAGAATGGTCAGGCGTAGCTTTACCACTTGTTAGAAGAATTTTCGGAGAGATTTCTGCAAAAGATTTCGTAAGTGTTCAACCAATGAACCTTCCATCCGGCCTTGTATTCTACATTAACTTCAAATATGGAAATACTGATTCACAACATACTGCAACTGATAACATTCATGGTACAACTAATACAAAAGATACTGATCCAACTGGTGGTCTTTATGGTGCTGGTAGATGGGGATATTCTATCAATGATAGAACAAGTTCTGCCACTGCAGTAGTAACTGCATCATTTACTGCAAACGATTCAGCATCTTTCAATCAAAGTGATGCATATACTTATGCTAATTACAAGAAAATATCATTTGTAACACAATCAACTTGGAACTTAGATACAGAAGGTGTTAAAGCTTATGGTCTTTCTTCTAATTCTGTATTTATTACTGTATTACCTGAATATACAGATATTAGTGCTTCTAGTGTTATATTTACTGCATTAGGTTCTGATATTGATGATGATCAAACTGGAAGTTTCGTACTTCATTATCATGAACAACCTCAAGCATACGATAGAGGTGATTTTGAATACGGACAAACTGGTGTTGGTTCTATTCCAGAAATCAATCTTGACTTGAACTCAATTCCAATAGTTGCAAAAACCAGAAAGCTCAAAGCTGTATGGACTCCAGAAGTTGCACAGGATTTAAACGCTTATCATGCTATTGACGCTGAAGCTGAATTAACTGCAATGCTTTCAGAGCATATTGCAATGGAAATTGACCTTGAAATTCTTGGTATGCTTATTAAGAATGCTAACACAACTGAATATTGGTCAGCACGACCTGGATACGAATGGAATGGTACTGTTTTTGAAGATCATACCTCAGCTTACTACATTCCTAACAAATCTGAATGGTATCGTACGCTTGGAACCAAAATGCAGAAAGTTAGTAATAAAATTCATACTAAGACAATGCGTGGTGGAGCAAACTTTATGGTCTGTGGGCCTGATGTTGCAACTGTTATTGAAAGTATGCCTGGCTATAATGCCGATACTGATGGTGATAGATTCCAATTCGCAATGGGTGTTGAGAAAATTGGACAAATTTCTAAACGTTGGACTGTTTACAAGAATCCTTATATGCAAACAAATGCTATACTTGTCGGATTTAGAGGTCCTAACTTCTTAGAAACTGGTGCTGTATTCTCACCATATATTCCACTTATTATGACTCCATTAGTATACGATCCAGATACATTCGTACCTCGTAAGGGTGTTATGACTCGTTATGCTAAGAAAATAGTAAGAGCGGAATTTTACGGAATTATTTATGTAGGTCATCTAAACTGGGTATAAACTAGTATAGAATAGATTACAAGGGAAGACAATTAGTTTTGTTCTTCCCTTTTTTTTTTATTCTTATTTTAATGGATTGTATAATATTTATTAATAGAGAAGAGAAGTAAACTAGGGAATTTAAAAACAGATGAAAAAAAGCGAATTAAAGAAAATCATTAGAGAAGAACTATTGAAGGAAGAGAGTAATAGATTTGGCGAACTGGAACCAGATAAGAAGGGTAATTATAAATTCTATAAAAATCCAGAACAATCATCAATTAAACAACTAAGTAAAGTGGCATCAAATTTAATAAAGGCAATTAAAACTGGCGATGGTAAGATTATTGACAATGCTTTTGATGATTTAAGATCTACGTATAGTTACTACTTTATGGTTAAATAAACTAAGGAAACTTAAATAAATTATGAAAAGATCGGAATTAAAAAGAATTATACGAGAAGAGTTGGGTAGAGTGATTACTACAAAGCCATTGAAGGAAGACACATTAAAGTATTGAATAGGAGAGTATGCAACTCAGGTTGAAGATAGACTTATACTGCTTCGAAAAACAATAGAAAAGGATAATAAGAGTACAGGAAAAGAATTTAATAAAATATTTGGTAAGATAACAGATATGCTAAGTGAATTCTACGAAACTTACGATTATTAAAAAAATAAATCAAGGCAAACTAATAAATGTCAACAACATACGCTTTATGAGATGGAACCAGTGGACCAATATCAGGCTCAACACCTTTTGGACTATACGATACCGATGTAATATTTCAAGCAGATGGGCCAAAGGTAGCTAACTACTGCGCAAGAAAACTTGGATATCCAATAGTAGATATTGAACTCCAATCTGGTAGCTTCTTTACTTGTTTTGAAGAGGCGATTACAGAATATAGTGCTCAAGTAAATCAATTTAATATTAAAGATAATTTACTATCAGCTAGAGGTGTAGATACTGGATCTAATTTAACTCAAACAAATATAGCTACTAACATGAGCTCTATTGTTCAGTTAGCTGAAGGATATGGAAATGAAGCAGGATTATATTCTAATATTACTATGTATACTGGTTCCATTGAGATATCTTCTAGCGTACAGGATTATGATATTAAAACACTATATACAGATGTTTATGAGCCAACTTCAGATGGAATTGTTATTCAAAAAGTACATCATTATCAAGTGCCTGCTTTAGTAAGATTCTTTGATCCATATGCTGGAACCGGTGCCGGGGCTTTTAATATGTTATCAGAATTTGGATTTAGTGGAATGTCTCCTGCTGCGTCATTTGTTCTTATGCCAATGTTTGAAGATATATTAAGAATGCAATCAATTGAGTTTAATGATACGATTAGAAGAAGCGCATATAGTTTTTATTTGTATAATAATAAATTAAAAATATTTCCATTACCAAAATCATCTTTTAGATTATATTTTGAATATTATAAAAAAAGTGATATTAATGATATTACCGGAATTTATAAAACGAATACAATGTCAGACTTTTCAAATGTTACATATAATAATATGAACTATTCGAAGATTAATGATGTTGGTAAGCAATGAATTAGAGCATATACTTATGCTTTGACAATGGAATTATTAGGAAATATAAGAAATAAATATTCTTCTATTCCAATTCCAGATGGTGATATAACATTAGATGGTGGTGATTTAATCTCTAACGGTCAATCATCAAGAGAAATATTAATGAGTCAATTAAGAGAAATGTTAGAGCAAACAAGTAAAAAAGCATTGATGGAAGCTAAAGCTGAAGAGGCAGAACATTTAGAAAGTACTCTTCAGAGAATTCCATTGAAAATATATATAGGATAAAAACAGATGAAAAAAAGTGAATTAAAGAAAATTATTAGAGAAGAAATAGAACTGCTTAAGGAAGACAGTACTCAATTTGACATACATTTAAAAGCAGCTAAAAAATATGCAGGTGAATTAAAAAAATCTCTCAAAAGGATAGGAAGTTACGAACTCACGGGTCGCGGATATTATCTTAAATTTAAGTTTAAAGATTCAAAAAGAGATTTTGAATATATAGAAAAAAAAGTGATACCAGTTATCAGGAAAAGTACAGAAGAGTTTCTTAAAGCATTTGGTGCAAAACCTCATTTTGACTCTCTTAAGATAAATAAAAATCCGTATAATGATAGATTTATTATATCAATAAACATAGAGCAGTATATGGATAGTCCAATGATTAAAAATCCAAAGCCAGAAGAAGCTGTACCTGTTATAAGTGTTCTTACAAAAATGCTTTAGAATAAATAAACTATGCCACTATTCTTCAAATCAAACGACGTTAACCTAATCAATAGCTTAAACGTTGAAATAATAAATAACATTATAGATACTACAATCAACCTATATAAAACAAGTGCGTACGATACTGAAGGTAATCTATATGGTGAAGCGCCTGATAAATTATATTATCCTGCAGTAAATGCTGCTGGTCTAATAGAGCATGATGATGAGTCATTTGAAGATGAAGACTTTGGGCCAGATATGGAGCAACCAATTATAGTTAAATTTCATAGAAAAACACTTCAAGATATCAGTTTATATCCAGAGATTGGTGATATAATAGATTACAATGATAGATACTATGAAATTAGTGAGGTAGTTGATAATCAGTTCTTAGGTGGTCAAGTAAGCTTAAAACATTCAATACTTTGTAAATGTCATATCACTAAAAAAGATAGAGTTGATATAGAAGAAATAAATAAAACAATAGATACTGAACATTCTGCTGTTGATATGGTTGATAGTATTTATGATTAAATAACAAAGGAACAAGCAAGATTAAGTTAAGATAACCTATGACAAATACTAAAGAAAATAATATAAGAGCAAAACAAATAAGCCGTAGAAACGACACATTTAATGATGTCAAAATAGGCTTATATAATATTGATGCTGCATTAAAATATTACTTCGACTCCGTTATTAAACCTGTAGTATTAACAAAAGACGATCAAATATCTGTACCACTTAAATATGCTTCACCTGAGAGATGAAAATCTATTCTTAAAGATAATTTTATTAGAGACAAGTATAATCAAATAATGCTTCCTGCTATGGTATATAAAAAGAACAACATTGCAAGAAATACTGATTTACCTATGAACAAAATTAGTGTAGCTAATCCGCAGATTTTCTATACAGTTGCGGAAAAATATAATATTAAAAATAGATATAACTCTATTTTTGCTAAAATAGCTGAAAATGAAAAGCTTAGAGATAAGCATGTAGTTGTAATGCCGACTTTTATTACTGTATCTTATGACATAATTTTATGAACTACATATTTAGAACAAATGAATTATTTAATAGAAACTTTAATGTATCATAATAATGATTACTGAGGAAATGAATATTTTAAATTTATGACTTCAATTGAAGACTTCTCTATTGATCACACAATCTCAACTGGTGCTGATAGAATTATAAAATCAACAAGTACTATAGAACTCAAAGGCTATATTCTTCCAGATATCTACTCTAAAACATTGCCAAATCAAGTTAAGACTACTGTTAAGAAACTTAGTGTTGACATGAGTATCTAGAAGAAAAAAGTTGATGATTCCACAAGAAAAAAGTGATTTTGAGTTTTCCCGACCATATTTATAATTAAATACATTTAAAAAAGGTTATTAAGAATCATGATTATTAAAAATAATAATAATAATAATAAAAAAGAAATAAAAGATAATAATAGTAGTAACGCTAACGAAGTTAGTGTCCCAGGAGTAAAGCTAACGCAAAATTATATTGATGATATTCATACCTTTCAGGTGGAAATGCAAGCGTTTTTACTAGAACTGGGTGATGTTGAATATAAATTAAATGCATTAAAAATATATAAGCAACAGCTTTTAAATGAAAGAAAAAAAGAGCTAGATGAAAAAGAAAGGACTATCGCAGATAGTATATACAGTGAGTATGGAGAAGGAGAAATCAATCCGACTAACTGAACTTTTACCTCATCAAAGTAATTTTAATATATATAACTCACTTAGGAGAAGCTTGTGATTTGTAAAATCTGTAATAAAGAATTTAAGTCAAAAAGAGCACTAGCAGTTCATATAGCGCGGAAGCACAAAGATATTTCATCAAGAGAATATACAATAAAATACTTTTATAATAATACAATACCAACTTGTAAGTGTGGCTGCGCCGGCAAATCAACCTTTGTATCGTTTGGAAAATTTAGAGAATTTATTTCAGGTCATAATACACGACTCAGAGAGAGTGCATATATCTTGCCAATTGAGAGTAAGGCATGATGACAGGATATTTATAAAAAAAGATACGATGAGAGCGGGAAATGAAGCAATCCAAGAAATCAAGGTTTAATAGAGAAAATCTGTAAGAATTGCGGAAATATTTTCCATGTCAAGGTGACATATAAGAGTCAGTTCTTTTGCACAAAAGAGTGCTATTCACAATATAAATCAAAATCAATCAGTAATAACACTAAAGAAGGTATAGCTTTTAGATTAGGCTGTTCTAAAGGCGGAACAAATTCTCATCCAAATTGAAAAAATTCAAACTTAGAATTGATGTTTAAAAAATATTTACAAAAGCAAAAGTTGCTATTTAAACAGCAAAAACAAATAAAAGTAAACGATGGCTATATATCTACTGACTTTTTTCTTCCAAAGTATAATTTAATAATAGAAATAGATGGTGACTACTGACACTGCAACCCTAAAAAATTTAGTGCAAATTATTATCATTCTAAAATTAAATTAACTGCTAAAGAAATATGAGAAAGAGATAGTAAAAGAAATAAAAATATAAAACAACTTGGTTATGAGTTAATAAGAATATATGAATCTGATTTAGATGATTACATAAGTAAAAACAAGTTAATAGAAGAAGAAATAATGAAATAATACATTATTAAGAATAAAACAAAGAGAGAAAATTTATGGAAAAAATAGTAAGCCCGGGTGTATTCACTTCGGAAAATGATTTAAGTTACTTGCCAACCGGTATTGGAGATATCGGTGCTGCAGTTATAGGTCCAACTGTAAAAGGACCAGCTATGGTACCAACACAAGTAACTAGTTATTCAGAATACATACAAGTATTTGGAGAAATATACGAATCTGGTAGTAATTCATATCAGTTTATGACAAGTCATTTAGCAAAAGAATATTTAAAAAATGCAAGAGTTCTTACAGTAGTTAGAATTCTTTCAGGCTCATATTCACCAGCAAGCGCAAGTATGGCTTCTTCAGCATCTAACACTTCATTTGATATCTATACGATGGGAGATGGTATAATTGCAAATAGCTCATGTTCAGAAGATAGTAATGGAATATTAGAGAGTGGTTCAGTTGACAACGTTCGTTGAGAGATTACAGGATTAAATGAGAATAAAGGTACATTTACACTTTTAGTAAGAAGAGGAAATGATTCAACAAAGAGAAAAGTAGTTCTTGAAACTTGGAACAACCTATCACTTGATCCAAATGCTTCTAATTATATATCTAAAATTATTGGTGATATGAAACCAACTTATGAATACAATGCTGGTGATCCATATATTGATATGAGTGGAAGTTTTGAAAATAAATCTAAATATATTAGAGTTACAAATATAACTAATACTATCAATTATCTAGATGAAGCAGGAAATATTAGAGATACTAATGCCACAGGAAGTCTTCCAATAGAAGCAAGTGGTTCAGTTTTCGGTGGAACAGATGGCGACTTAGAACATCCAATGACATTTTATGATGATATAACAGCAGATGATTCACAAGGATACATACCAACATCTTGTACAGAATACACAATGGCAGTTGACTTATTAAGTAATCAAGATGAATATGATATTAATATGATATTTACACCAGGTGTATTATCTGGCGGATCAGGAACTGCAAATACACTTGTAGATCATACAATTGATATGGTTGAAGCGAGAGGTGATTGTCTTTACATATTTGATACAAAAGTTAAAGATACTGCAGCTCTTAGCTCAGTAGTCGCAGATGCAGAAGCTTATGATTCAAGTTATGCAGCAACATATTGACCATGAGTTCAAATTAGAGATAATACTAGTAACAATTATAGATGAGTACCGCCTTCTGTAGTGATGGCTGGAGTATATGCTTATAATGATAAAGCAGCATTTGAATGGTTTGCACCTGCAGGATTAAATAGAGGTGGAATCGAATCAGCAATTAGAACTTCAAGAAAGCTAACTCATTCAAATCGTGATACTCTATATGAATCAAATATTAATTCATTAGCGTCATTCCCAAATACTAATGTTGTAAGTTGGGGACAAAAAACTCTACAAAAGAAAGCATCTGCATTAGATAGAATCAATGTAAGACGTCTCTTAATTAATTTGAAGAAGTATATTGCATCAACAAGTAAATACTTAGTGTTTGAACAAAATACAGAAAGTACAAGAAAGAGATTTCTTAACATAGTTAATCCATATATGCAATCAGTTAAACAAAATCAAGGTCTTTATCGTTTTGAAGTTGTAATGGACGAAACAAATAATACAGCTGATGTAATTGATAGAAATATTCTTAAGGGCGACATCTACATTCAACCTACAAGAACTGCAGAGTTTATCGTAATTGACTTTAATGTATTACCTACAGGAGCTACATTCGGAGCTTAAAAGAAATAAATATAAGGAAAATTAATTAGATTATAAAAAAATTATGGCACAAGTAATATACACAGACGAATTAATGTTTAAGGGCTGAGAACCAAAATATAAAAATAGATACGTATTCAAGATAGATGGTATTCCATCATTCATGATTAAAGCAGCAAACAGACCTTCACCTTCAAGTGATGAAGTTGTATTAGATCACATTAATGTTCAGAGAAAGTTGAAAGGGAAAACAACTTGAGGAGATGTTTCAATAACATTATATGATCCAATTTCCCCATCAGGCGCTCAAGCAGCATTTGAATGGTTTAGATTATCACATGAATCTGTAACAGGTAGAAATGGATATGCTGATATGTATAAGAAAGATTGTACTATTCAGATCTTAGGTCCTATTGGAGATGTTGTTGAAGAGTGGACTTTGAAAGGTGCATGACCTAAAGAAGTAGATATGGGTGATTTGGACTTTAGTTCTGCTGAACCAATGGAAATTGCAGTTACATTAGCAATAGATTACGCAATACTTCAATACTAAATTATAAAAAGGAACTATATAAATGGGGCAGCAAATTAGTTGCCTCAATTTTTAAAAACAAATGAAAAAAGCGAACTAAAGAAAATAATTAGAGAAGAGTTGCTGAAAGAAGATGAGGAAATTGTAGTAATTAAATCTCTTAATAAAGGTGAAAAGCTTTTCATAAAAATGTTTGTTGGAGATTTACAAGCATTACTAAATGGAGATACTTTTCTAAAGGATTCTAAAGAGCTCGAATACTTTAGAAAGCAAGCAAGAGCACTAGCAAAAATATTTAAATAAAAAGAAGAGTTAAAAACAGGAGTTTACAGAAAATGAATAAAAATGAAATTGACAAAGAAAATGTCAGTATTTTAAGTGAGGTGGTAGCCCTTCCGTCGAAAGGATACTTATATGACAATGAACATCCATTACATAGCGGACAAATTGTATTAAAGTTTCCTACAGCGGCTGAAGAAGATATTTTAACATCAAAAAATTTATTACAAAAAGGCTTAACAATTGAGAAATTTTTAGAAGCAATCATCTTAACACCAGGCGTAAGATTAGATGATTTGTTTATTGGTGATGAAAATGCAATTATGTATTCATCAAGAATCTTAGCGTATGGTCCAGAATATGAAGTAGAATATAATTGTCAAAATTGTGGACATAAATCTAATGTAACAATTGACTTGGATAAATTAAATAATACAGAAATTGATGATGCATTATTTCAAAATGGAAATGAATTTATTTTTACTTTACCAAAGAGTAAGGAAGTAATAAAATTTAAATTATTGACTCATAGAGATGAGCAAGATATTCAGCAAACAGCAAAGAATATTAGTAAATACGATAAAAAATCAGATCATATTGGAACAACAAGATTAAAGAAATCAATAATTGCAATTGATGATATTACAGATAGAAGTACAATCAATAGCAAAATAGACACTATGCTAGCAATAGATTCTTCAAAATTAAAAAAATATATTTCAGATATTTCACCAGATGTTATAACAAAATTTAAGTTCGAATGCGAGAATTGCAGTTATGATAAGGAGGTTCAAATCCCGCTAGGGGTTTCCTTTTTTTGGCCTAACTCCGAGCTATAAAAAAGTTATTCATGATGAGATTTTCTATTTAATATATCATGGTAAGGGTGGATTCATTTGAAGTGAAGTATACTATAAGATGCCTATTTTTCTTAGAAAATACTACATACATAAAGTATCAGATATAATTAAGAAAGAAAATGATGAGATTGAAAAAGCTAAAAATAAGAGCCCAAAAAGAAAATAAAAAAAAAGTTTAAAAAACAACTAAAATTAAAGCGGGACCATTCCCGCTTTTGTTTTTATACACATACGATTTAAGAAAAAGCGATTAAAAAAAGATGAATATAGATGACACAAATATTTCTTCAATAGCTCAAATGCAAGCGCAGAAGCTCTATACTGCACAATATAAGGTGCATCTTCAAAAAGCTCAAAGAATTGAGTCTCAATATAATGCTCAGCGAGATAGATTGGGTAAACTTACATTAGTACAGCTTAAGAAGAAGCAAGAGCTAATTTCTAGTGAAAGTAATCATTGAAAAGAATTAGAGAAGACATATAAAGAAATCGGATTAGCAACTACAGATTTAAATAATCAGCTTTTAAATACGAGATTTAGTGTTATAGAAGAATCACAATTAAGTAGAATAAATAATTTAAAAGAAGAAATTATTAATCTTAACTCATCTGTAAATAGTGGAAGTGAAGAGTCTATTGAACTTTTAAATGAAAAGCTTCGATTATTACAACGAGAAGAGCAATCACTTGCAAGAGTAACACAGCTATTTAAAGATGAAGGAATGCAGCTCAATAAGGTAAAAGCGGCAGTTGCAGAGCAGGGAATGCAACAAGCAGAAGTAAATAAGCAAGTCAAGTGAACAGCAAAACTATTTTCACAACTTAAAGAAAAAATAGTTGATATAGCATCTGAACCCTTAGTGTTTGGAGCAACGGCAGCTCTATCTCTAAGAAAGAATTTAGAAGGCGCTTACGGTACTACTAAAGAAATGTTTACAGAAATGGGCTTAAGTATTGGTAACGTTATTGATTTATCAGGTGAATTATGAACTGGCTGGAAAGCAGGTCTAAAATTTGGCGCAAGTTGAACTGATAATTGAAAGATAATGAAGGAGATAGGTAAACAATTTGGTAGTCTTAAAACAGCGCATATGTCTCTCGTTACGGACGCTATTGAATTACAGAAGTTCTATGGTATGTCAGAAGATAGAGCAGTTGAGCTATTAAAGACATTTAGTAATATTTCCGATGGAACTTCTGAAACAGTCAAATCATTAAAAGCATTTACAATTGAGTTTTCAAATATATCAAATGTAATACCATCAACTGTTATGGCTGACCTTGCTGCAAATTCTGAGTTTATTGCAAAATATACTTCTGATGGTGGAAAGGATATGATTAAGTTTGCAGTTCATGCTAGACAACTCGGATTAGAGATGTCAGATGTAGCATCAGCAACAGAAGGTTTATTAGATATAGAATCATCTATTAGAGGTGAACTTGAAGCTTCGGTATTACTTGGTAAACAGATTAATTTACAGAAAGCGAGAGAGTTAATGTTTGCAGGTAAAACTGATGAAGCTATGGTTGAGATGGTTAAGCAAGCTGGCTCACTTGAAGAGTTTAATAGTATGAATGTTATTCAGCGAAAAGCTCTAGCTGGAGCAATGGGATTATCAGTTGATAAATTACAAACTATGGTTGCAAATCAAGAGAATTTAGGTAATCTTACTGGTGAATATAATAAGAAAAATAATATGACTGCAAAAATAATGACAGGGATCGGATCAACGATTAAGAGATTTGCTACTAAAGAAAATATTGGATTCTGAGTATCATTAGCAGGAAACATATCAGAAGTTACTCAAGGCCTTGGCGCCTTTTCAGTAATGGCTAAGAAAAGCGGAAGCTTAATTTTAGATTTTGTAACGTTTATTCCTAGAATGATTGCTAAACTTATTATGTGATCTGCAGCTAAAATGGGATTAAATGCAGCTACTGCTGCAGAAGTCTCCTTACATAGTGCAAATGTTGCAGCAATAAATTCAGAAACCACTGCTCAAATGGGATTGAATGTTGCTAAGGGCGCCGGTAAAAAAGGTGGATTAATGAGTATGAATCCAACGAATTTAATTAAGGGCGCAGCTGCTTTAGTAATTATGTCAGGTGCATTATGAGTTACAGCTAAAGCACTTCAGGAATTCGTTAAAGTTGATTGAAAACAATTAGCATTGGCAGGAGTAGCAATTGTTGGTTTAGCTGGTCTTATGGCAGGAATTAGTTTGCTGTGAGCACCAATTCTTATAGGTGCTGGAGTATTTGCAGCAATGGGTGTTTCTCTACTTATATTTGGAACGGCAATGTCAGCAGCTGGATATGGAGCAATTATGCTTGCGAATGGACTTAGTCAATTAATGAGTATTAATTTCGGACATTTATTAACAATGTCATCTGTTTTTACAACTTTAGCAATTAGCTTGGCAGCTCTTTCTGCATCTACGATTGCTATAGGTACAGTAGGCGCAGTTTTATCTCCACTAATAAAAGCTATACAGCCAGAAATGATATCAAGTAATAAAATAAGTGCGACAAAACAAAGTAATAAAGAATCCACTAATGTGGTAAATAAAGAAAATATTGATTTATTGAAAAGCCTAAATAATAAACTTGAACAACTAATCGTTGTAACTTCAAAAACTAAAAATATAAACATAGATGGTAAGAAAATAAATAAAGCTATTGCAGATTTAATACCATCATATAATCAGGCATAAAAAAGATGAATAAAAATAAAAAAAATATAGATAAGAATTATTCTAGAGTTAGCATATTAAATTTGTATAGTACTAATACTTGAAGAATATATAAGTACAATGAAGAGTTTCCTCCAACGTTTAGTGAACTATATCCAAGATTTAAAACAAGCGGTTTTGAACTTCCAATTGAATCATCTTATAAGTCTGGAGTACTACCTGGAGGGAAAAAGTGAGCTGGATTATACAGTTATAAAGATGAATTTCCTCCTTCATTTACGGATTTGTATACTCATCTAACATATAATACTACGACATCACCACTACTTACAATACATGAGAGTAATAAGTTACCTGACGGAAAACCTTGAGAATCGTTTTCACAGCCAGGTACGTCACTTTGAGATTGAGAGGATGCATATAATACAGGTCCAGATTATGATCATAGCATATCTATAATTAATGATTCATATGACAATAGAAAGACTCCTGATGAAGATATTAGACATTCAATGCCGTATTGAAAATTTGCTTCTAAATATAAAATTAGAGAAATGTCTCAAAATGATTCATTTTCTGGCTGAACAATAGATACGTCTGATCCATATATAATAAGTACTAATGAATCTACAAAAATTAAAGCATATGATAGTAGGATGCTTCCCTTTGGCTCAACAATAGAAGACATTGAACGAGTAGGAAAGTGACTAGTAAGTCCTAAAGGGTTATTATGGGTTGCAAAACAAGTTTTGTGACAATCATTTAATACAAGACATAATACTAGAGCATATAATTTAGCTTCAGCAATCGGCTCTGCTGTGCCAGCAATACATATAGTAAGAACAACAGGTGAAGGTTTATTAGGATTTAGCTTAGGATCAGGTGAAGGTATTTATTCTAAGTGAATAGAGACTGAAAGAACTAGTTTAGCAAATAAAGATCAAGACAGAGTAATTGAGGATTATAATAAACATAATACAAATGATTCTTTAAAATCATTTGCTGCAGGAACCGATATTAAGAAGGGTAATGCTTCATTACTTGAAGCTTTCATCGGCACAACTAAAAGCGAAACTGGAAATCCTACCACTGGAGAGGTAGGAATATCTACAGACGACTCTTCTGGAATAAGATATATAGATAAAGAATACAAAGGAGTATATCCGAGAAAATGAACTCGAGCTGAATTAGCTTATGGAGATAATATAGTTTTGCCTAAAATGTATGCTGGAACACTTACTTCAGAGCCTCATGATAAGACTGAAACAAATGCTGATTCTCAGAGTGCTGTAAAGAACTTTGGATTTGCCGACTATGGAGTTGGTGCCAGTGATAAGATTTCTTTACATCCATATGGAAAAGATGATCTTACAACTGATTTAAAAGATATTATTCCATTTAAAATTTACGATATTTATAATAATATGTATATTATATTTAGAGCAGCAATTACTTCAATTACAGATTCTATTTCTGGAGAATGGAATGATATAAGCTATATAGGAAGACCTGAATCATTTCCTGTTTATACTGGAGTAAAGAGAACGTATAATATAGCATGGAACGTTTACATCGGCTCTAAGAGTGAATTTAAGCCTATTTGAACAAAGATAAATTACTTGATGGGACTACAATATCCAAATTATGAAAATGGTATTATGACTGCTCCTATAATAAAGCTCACTTTAGCTGATTTATTAATAGATATGCCAGGATACTTTTCTAGTTTAACAATATCATATCCAGACGGCTCACCTTGAGAAATAGATACCGGAATAGATATATTAAGATTACCAAAGCATATTGAATTCACAGCAGACTTTACACCATTATATCACGAGATACCAAGATCAATAATGTCACATATCGACGGTGTTACTGAAGAATGAATGAAGGAGTCAAATTAAAAAAGAATTATGATAAGTAGATATAAAAATACTAAAGTAGAAAATAATGGAAAAAGTTATGCAACATTTAATATTCCTATAATAGAAGAGAGCGAATCAGATGTTTATATAGTAGTTAGAGAGGGAGATAGACTTGACTCTTTAGCTTGGAAATACTATAAGAATCAAAATTTATGATGAATAATAGCTCGCGCAAATCAAGAGTATGTCAATTGTGATTCTATATTTATAGAACCGGGATTAAGAATAAGAATCCCAGCTAATTATATTGATATATTATCAAAGTTGTAGGAGATAAATTATGGCAATATTCGGTTCACACGTATCGACAAAGGTTAGAGTTGCACTTGACAAAAGAAAGAGATTACTAAATTACAATAATAATGAAGCAAGATTAGAGTCTGCTGAGATGCTATCTCTATATTCAAAAACACCCTGGATATCAATGCACTCTTGTATAGAGTATAGAAATGATCAATTTAATGAGGAGCCAAGGATTCAATATCTTTTCTTAGGAGCAATTAATAAAGGGCTTGGCGGCTTTGAAAATATGCTTTCTCAAAGAGATACTGCACAGCCATTTAGACCGGTACCTGGTATAGATTCTTTAAGTGTTGCGTTAGAAGGTACATTTGGCTCTATTAGAAAAGCAGATATATCATTAAAGTGCTGAACTATAAGTGATTTGGAGATGATAGAAGCTTTGTTTATGAATGTTCAGGGTTCTATAGTCATACAGTGAGGTTGAGCAACAGAAGATGGTATGAGTAGTTTTGTAAAAATAGAAGATGAGAGAGAAGAAATATTTAATTATGATAGGCTAAAGGAAAAGAGAAGAGATTCTAATGGCGATTGAGATGCTTTTGTTGGAAGAGTTGTAAATTTTAGTTGAACTGGAAATGAAAGCTTAGGATTTGATATATCTTTAGAAATAATGTCACCAGGAAATTCTATATTAGCTCAAAAAGTGGAAGATACAGAAGATACTGATGAAATAGATAGATCATCTATTATAGATTATATGGAAAGTGAAGCTTGAACAAATTTATTAAATAGAGAGCTAGCAAATAAAGATGCGGAAGTCTTTGGTATTGCAGATAGTAGTATTATACCTTTTCTTGGAGGAACAGATAAATACGTAACTCTTAGATGGTTTGAGAAAAATGTAATTTCAAGATTCTTCGAGACACTTAGTTATGACAAATTTGATAGTGAAGATGTTCTAGTAGGATCACATCCACTATTAAGATCAATGCAACCAGATATTTGTATCTTACCGGGTTTTTTAGAATATCAAAATGTTGTATCAACCACTGATAAAAATATAATTATACCAGGGTTTTTTTTAAATAGAGAAAACTTATCTACCGGAGTTGTTTCAAATATATTAATTAATACAAATGTAATTAAAGATGCTATTTTAAACAATGCAACGCTATCTGAAGCTATAGATTATATTCTTGAAAAAATTAACTCTTCTTGTTTAAATTACTTTGAATTAAAATATGAAACACCAGAGGGAAAAAATACAACAAAATTAATTGATATAAAGAAAATACATAATGACGCTGAAACTGGCGAAATAGATGAATCGTTAGTTTATGTTTTTGAATTACTAAAAAGAAACTCTATAGTTAGGAGCTATAGTATGGCATCTAATATTCCAGATAGCTTTAAGACAGCTGCAATGATGTCAAAGAATATTGACAATAATAAATTTGGTCTACATATTATTAAAGGGCTCTATGGTAGTAATTACGATACCTATGATGAGTATATTAGTGATAAGAGTAGTACAAGTGATAGAAATAAATATACTAAAAAGAAAGAGAATTGGTGAACAAAAACTTTGAATAAGGCAAAATTTGCAGCAGGACTTTTTGATGGAACCACAGAGCAAAGAAGAGATTGAGTAGATAAAAATATAAAGTCTAATACTAAGAAAAAAATAAATCAAAGATTTTATTCCGAATGGAAAAAGAGATTGCAAAACGATGATGATAAAAATCATACAAAATATAATCAGGAAATGAATAATAGATTAATACCAATAGAGCTTACTTTAACAATGGATGGGGTATCAGGGTTTGACTATGGTAATATATTTACAGTTGATTATCTTCCATCTAGATATAATATCGATAATGATGATTTTAAATTATTTACATATTTTCAAATTACAGATGTAAAGCATTCAATTGGTAAGGATTCATGAACAACTGAAATAACAGGATTAATGAGAATAAAATTAATAGTTAAAAAATTTGCAAGCTCAGAAATATCGAATGCTAAAATACTATATGAAGCAGATGACTCAGTTGAAAACTTTAATGCATATACTGGTGCTTTATTAGGAGATAATTAATGAAACAAAATCTATATACATCTGGTAATGAGTTTAAGATAATATCTACACGTGAATGATACATAGGACCATATCATGTTGATCTTATTGGATATTGATTTACAGGCAAATCATTTATTTTTAATGTCTCCGAACAATTAGTTAAAGTAATACCAATATCAGATTTGTATGATGAGCAAATAGAAATATTAACTTATAATAGATTAGGTAGTAGTTATTCATTACATAATTGAGTTGACTTAAAACCGTCAACACCTATTGTTAGTAATAGTGATATATCAAATGGATATATTAATCGATACTTTGCAAAGCCAGATAGTGATATTCAAGGAAAGAAAATTACTGAAATAGATGAAACTAATTTTAGAGATTTAGATCGTCATCCATACTATACGAAGTGCGAATTAAAGTGATATATTACTGATGATATTAATGAAGTAGAAGATACGGAAATAAATAGTATAGTAGTTGAGGGAGTTACTACAAAGAATAAGAGAGAAATTGATAATGCTGAATTCAACGGATTAGAGTATTTATATTCAAATTTAAGTCAATATTCCTTAGTTCAAGAGTATAATGATGTAGTATATAGTAACACAACTATAGCAAATAATGAACTTAATGAAGATTGATATACAAAAATAAATGACTTATTAAATTCTGGATATAGTCTATTCAATGATGATAGTAATAAAAATAGAGCTGATATATTAAAAAAAAGTTACGATTTATTCAATTTACCTTATATTAATTATAACGTAGGAATTCTTACAGGAACTCAGCATGAAATGGATTTAGGAAGAATTGCTACTTTGTATGTGATAGAATATGATAACAATAATATAGATGACTTTCAACGGTTAATTATTGATATAGTTAGAGATGGATCTAATTGTATATATTATGATGGAGAAAAATATAGTTGTTTCATTTTGTCTACTGATGAATTGGGTGATTTTGAAAAGAAGTTAATATATTTTAATAGCTTTAATGATTATGCTATATTCCATTGCAAAGCTTCGGGCGTTATAGTTAATATTGAGAATTGAGAGAATCTTGAAAATTTAGTTAATCTTACAATACCAGTAATACCAGTTAATAGACTTAAAGAATATATACAAATTTAAAGGAAGTAGTTTATGATTTTACATAATCCGATTTCATTAACGGATACAATTGCATTTCTAGAGGTTTTTAGTAGAGATGATCCACGTAAAATCTATGTATTTCCAATCTTAAAATATCTTAAAATAATCAATCCAGCAGAAAAATCAAATAATATGACGTTTTGTTTTATTATAGATATTGAAAATCCAGAACTTAAATATGTTGTGTTCTTTAATTATTATGGAGTTAAAGGTGTAGATATAGATGTATTCAATAATGTCTTGTTTGATGGAGATTATGAAGTCTATGTTGATGAAAAGAAACTATTAATGCATGCAATAAAGAGATATAGTGACGTGGATTCAGTATATGATTTAAATATAAAAAGACCAAGCCGTGATATTGTAACTACAATTAATATATGTTATGAGTTAGTATACAGTGAGTATCGCATGTATAAATCTTCTTATTATCTCTCATTAGGTTCAATAGCTATATTGTTTAAAGAAGTGAAAAATATTTTTAATCTTGGTTTGAGTTGCTTTTGCAATGAACGTTACAAACAGAAAAGCAAATTCCATGATGATATTATGATACCATCCTTGGCAAATATAGAAGCTAATGGAATATTTAATTCAGATAAAGACAAATTTGATTATACTTCATATAATATTCATACTACAACAGGAAGGCCTTCAAACAAATGGAATGGAATAAATTACGCCGGACTTAATAAATCAGATGGAACAAGAGATAAGTATATTAGTAGCTTTCATAATAGAGGACTATTAATAGAATATGATTATGAAGCTTATCACTTACAACTAATTGCGGATCTAACAGGCTATAAATTTCCAGATGACATATCACCACATAAATATATGGCATCTCAATATTTTAATATAGATATACCAAATGATGAGCAAATAAAAGAAGCCAAGCAAATGTCTTTTCAATTAATGTATGGAAAAGATACTGGGCATAATTCATCTGAAATAGAATTTATAAATAAAGTTAAAGGTTATGAGCGTATGTTGTGGGATGAGTTTAACGTCCATGAGGGTGTCAGGTCAGTAGTATTTGATACTGATCTCTTCCAAGGAGTTAAATATTGTAAAATTGAACGAAACAAGTTATTAAATTATTTTATTCAATATTTTGAAACAGAGAGAAATATGATAATTATCAGTGCTTTATTAAAGTTACTTAAAGGATATAAAACTAAATTGGTACTATATACATATGATTCATTTTTGTTTGATTATAATCTGGATGACGGAAAAGAATTACTTGACAACATAGGTTTAATTATTAATCAAGGAAACTATTCTTATACTACTAAATATGGAATTAATTATGGTAGTCTAAAGAAAATAAATTAGAATTATATAAAGGAGTGAACGACTATTAAAAATAAATGAATAGTGATAAACTATTATGTACATTTTCTAGCTTAAATAGTTTAGAGAAGACAATTGAGAGAATAAGAAGTATATATCTTATTAAGAATAATAAAATATTAGTAATTGAAAATGTAGATGATACTCAAGAATTGTATTGTATATATAATGCAGTGGAACAACTAACGCCAGGATGATTAAGTGATACAATATTAATCCATCGTAAGAGAAACTATAATGTGTTATATACAATTAATAGTTTAAATAGTTTAATATGCTTTTTAAATAAAGGTAAAGAAAGCAAGGATTTTAAGATACCGTGAGATAGTTTTGAAAATACGATATTACTAATTAAAAACGGAGAGCTAAATATTATTTCAACCAAGCTTAAAGAAATAAAATATGATTTAAAAAAAGGATATAGCAAAAAATGTCAGAAGAGCGAATAGAGATAGATTTTAAAGAAAGAGAATATAATTTTAAAATTGAACAAGTTACCAGTAATTTAAAAGATTTATTAATAGTATTCAAGGCAATGTTATTTGACGCAGATATGAATAAAGAAACAATTAAAAAGATGTCAGAAGAGCATGGTTATTATAAAGGGATACATACGAAATTAGAGATACTCCAATACTTGACTAGATTGATGAATAGTAGAAAATTAATAGAAGAGCATATGGCTACATATCCAATTCCAAATTGTATTAAAACTAAGCAATTTCACTTGGCAGCAATATATAAAATATTTTCAGATTTAAATATGGAGCCTAAATAAATCTTGCTAAAATGTAAGAAAAATGTTACATTTTTTCATTTTTTACCTATATTATATATAAGAATAAAGTATACAGCTCGTTAGACCCAGCCATGGCTCTGGGGATGGTCTTCAAAATCATGTGAGGTGTCCAAAGCTTCACCAGAGGGTTCAAATCCTTCACGGGCTGCCGGTTAAATATCTGCTATAACAAGCGGTAAAATAAAAACAATTAAGTTACGTCTAATTAAAAGAAAAAGACAAACGAACAAAAAACGAACAAAAAAACGAAGAAAAGGAAAACGAAAAAAGCATGGAAAGTAAAACTCAAATTGCTGGTATCGATTTAGATGCCATTAAAGCTACGCTTGCGGGCTTACAAAACAAGAACTCAAAGAAAAATTATTTATGAAGACCAGAGGATGATTCCTCAACAACAATCAGACTATTACCTTATAAACACAATCCATCTATGCCATTTACGGAATTGAAATTCCATTATGGTAAAGCAAAAGGCAACCAATATTTCTTATCACCAGCAACTTATGGAAAAGCAGATCCGTTTGTAGAAGCAGCTGATGAATTAGCTTCAGCTGGAGATAAAGAAAATTGAAAATTATCAAGAAAACTAATGCCAACACAGAGAACATATGTACCTGTAGTTGTACGTGGTGAAGAGAATGCCGGAGTAAAGATGTGGGGTATTGGAAGCACTGTATATGAAGAGCTTCTTAAACTCATTAGCGATCCTGACTATGGTGATATTACACATACGGAAACAGGAACTGATATAGTAGTTGAAAAGCAATCAGGTTCAACTGTAGGAAATATATATGGTAAGATTAGTGTTAGACCTAAGAGAAAGTCTAGCATATTAACAAATGATCCAAAGCTTTTGGAGAAATTGTTAGATGAGCAGCCAGATCTTACTGAAATTTATCCTGAAACTAGTTATGAAAAACTAACAGAAGTTTTAGAAGCTTATTTAAATCCAGATAGCGATGATGAAAAAACTGCCGCTGATACGAGTACAGAAGCTTCTATTAAAGCTGCTCCAGCATTTGATAAAGAGAAAATATTCTCTGAATTTGATGAAATGATGAAGGCTGAAAAGAAGTAAATAATTAATTTAAAAAAAAGTAGGAGGGAGATTAGTTTCTTCCTCCTTTCTCTAAGAAAAAGGTTATAAAAAAAATAATGAATGAAAGCTTACTAAATGCATTAGTGGAGACAATAAATACTACCGTCAACGGAAAGAAAAAAGCCCCAGATACAGCATATATTTTAAATGATGCTAGCAAAGAAATAGTTGCTGCAAATGTAAAGAATTGAATTTCAACTGGCTCAACTTTACTTGATTTAGCTATATCAAATAGAAAAGATGGTGGGATAGCATCTGGTAGAATTTGCGAATTACAAGGAATGGAAGCTACAGGTAAATCACTAATTGGAGCACATATATTAGCGTCAACACAAAAACTTGGTGGAATAGCAATATATATAGATACGGAATCTGCTATTTCTACAGACTTTTTAAAAGTGATTGGTGTAGATTTAGATAAATTAATATATGCACAACTTAATTTGGTTGAAGATATATATGAAACAATTGAAAATTTAATTAATAGAATAAAAGAATCTGGACATAATAAGTTAGTTACTATACTTGTAGACTCAATGAGTCAAGCAACAACTAAAGTTGAAATGGAGTCTGATTTTAATAAAGATGGTTGATCTACAACTAAATCAATTATTAATTCAAAAGCAATGAGAAAGATAACGAATTTAGTTGCTAGAGAAAATGTAGCTTTGATTATGACAAATCAATTACGCTCAAAGTTAGGTGCAATGTGAGGAGATGATAAAACAACTTCTGGTGGCTTTGCAATAGGATTTGCAGCAAGTACAAGAGTTAGATTTACAAAAGCTCAGAAGCTTAAGGATAGTGAAGGTGATGTTATAGGATTATATATTAAAGCAAGAATTATGAAATCAAGATTTGGACCAAGTGAGAGAACAGTTGAATTTCCGCTATACTTTAGTTCAGGAATTGATAATGAAGGTTCTTTGTTACTATATTTAAAAGGAAAAGGACTCGTAAAATCTGGCGGCGCATGGTATACGCTATCAGTAGTTGATAAGGATACTGGCGAAATCACAGATATTAAATTTCAAGCTAAAACTTGGATTGATAAGTTAAATGAAATTCCTGGACTTAGAGATTATGTATATGATTTGGTTTGTGAAACTTTTATAATGAAATACATATATGATAATAGAATTGATATTGATACCTTGAGTATAGAAGTTGATAAAGAGAAAGATGATGAGTTTACACCGCTAAATGGAAGTAGAGAAGGTGACGATGATGAATAGAGAAAAAATAGAAAGAATGAACAAATATGGAATTGAGAACATTGATTATATTGATAACATAGACGACATAAGATTTATAGACGATATTAATTATTATTTTTTGTTATATAATTTTATTAAAAGAACGAAGAAGCACATAAACCTAGTTCAAAGGTGCTGGTTTTATTTATGACCTAATCCCAATGCACAAATTACAAATATTGTAAAGCAATATGATGGTATTAATAATCATGATGTTGATAAGTTTAAAAGTCCAGAGTTTAATATATATCCATATATTAATGGAGTATATTTAATTAATAGATTATATGGAAAAAAATTACATGCATCACCTAAATTAGAACTATTAATGACTGAAATGACTGATTATCATGTCAAGCATAGCTCTCATCATCCCGAATATTGGGATAAGAATTTAACTGGTAATTCAATTAATCCATTAGATAAAGATACTCCATTGTTATTAGTTGATGCAACCGAAATGACAGATCAAGCAATAATAGAGATGGTTTGTGATTGGAAAGCAGTATCAATTGAGAGAAAAACAGACATTAATACTTGAGCAATGTTAAATATTAACAAGCGCTGGAAATTTAATAGTGAACAAATCAAACTCATCTCTATGGTAATTCACGAGTTGAGACCGGTTAGTATATTGTGAGAAGATGTTAGTGAGGATTTGTGTCTTTAGTTAATATTAATAGTATTCTAAAGAAAATATCTGAAAATCACGCAAATGATATAAAGTTAGGTCCAAATTCTAGAATATTAGTAGTTGACTTATTAAATCTATTTATTAGAGCATATGCTGCTAATCCTGCAACTAATGATGATGGAGTACATATTGGAGGAATTACCGGTTCGTTAACTTCTCTAGGATATGTAATTAAGCGATTTAGTCCTACTCGAGTTATTATTGTTACTGATGGTGTAGATAGTATTAAGAAAAGAAAAGAAATATTTGAGGGCTATAAAGCTCAACGAAAAATGAGAAAAGAAGCAGATGTTTATAATCGAAAGTTTTATTATAGTTCAGCAGAAATGGAAGAGAAAATAATGAAAATGGAGCTAGCAAGATTATTTGAATATTTGTCTTTTTTACCTATAACAACAGTAATGGTTAATGGTTATGAAGCTGATGATATTATATGGTATATTACAACACAAATTTTTGATGATACTACTAATCATATTATATTATCTATGGACAAAGACTTTTTACAATTATGCGAAACAGATAACATTAAGGTTTTTTCTCCTATAAAGAAAATTTTATATGATAAAAAGAATGTACAAGATGTCTTTGGAGTGCCAGCGCATCATATATCTTTACTTAGAGCTATTGATGGTGATAATTCTGATAATATTCCTGGTGTACCAAGATGAGGTATAAAAACAATACTTAAAAAGATTCCGATACTTTTAGATGAAACTGTGAAATGGAATTTGGATAACATATATGAATATGCAGTAGAAAATAACATAGGAAAATTTTTAGAAAACTTTGAAAGTATTATAAAGAGAAATTACAAATTAATGTCTCTCGGTGAAATAAGAGTAGAAGAAAAAGATGCTCTAAAGATTAAAGAATTAGTTACTAGCACTCATATTAATCAACTAAACAAGTTTAAAATACAAAAAATGCTAATAGAAGATAGAGCAACTTCTGGTATTAGAAATCCAATGGCTTGGATGGATGATTGTTTCTCTAGACTTAATTATCGTGCTACTTCTTTTAATGATGAAATAGGCGGTAAGAATGTCAAATAATTTAGGTACATATGGATATGACTTTCAGATAAAGCTATTAGTTACGCTAATATCTGATAAGCCATTTATTAAGCAAACTGCTGATATTATTCGATCTCAATATTTTACATCAGATGCTGCTAAATGATTAGCAAATCAATCACTTGATTATTATGCGGAGTACAAAGATACTATAACATTCGATGTAATAAAAATGGAGTTATCGAATATTGAGTCTCAAGAACTAAAAACTGACGTCTTAAGACATATACAAGATATAAATAAGCACTTTAAATCTAGCGATCTAAGTTATGTTAAAAGCAAAACTCTTGCTTTTTTAAAGAATCAAGTACTCAAAAAAGCATTGTTAGATTCTATAGAGCTTCTTCAAGATGAAAATTATGAAGAAATAAGACACGTTATTAATGAAGCTAGTAATGCTGGAGTAGAAAGAGATATTGGTCATGACTATTTCGAAGATTTCGAAGATAGATATAATGAATCTCTTAGAAAATGTGTACTAACATCTTGACCAGTAATTGATGATTTACTATCTGGCGGCATTGGTGCTGGTGAACTTGGAGTAATAGTAGGCGGTCCTGGTTCTGGAAAATCATGGTTCTTAGCATATCTGGGAGCGGCAGCAGTAAAAGCGGGAAAGAAAGTATTACACTATACTCTTGAACTTAGTGAAAATTATGTAGGATTGAGATATGATAGTATAATATCAGGATATCCTTTTAAAGAATTAAAATATCATAAAGATGAAGTAAAGGAGTTGGTTGATCAATATGGGAAATTACTAATTGTTAAGCAATATCCAGCTACTATCGCAACTGTTGCAACATTAGAAGCTCATTATAATCTTTTAAAGTCATTAGGTTTTGAACCAGATCTTATTATTATTGATTATGGCGATCTTCTAACTACTACCTTATCAAAGCATATGCAAAGTAGTTATCATATAGGTGGTAGAATATATGAAGAAATGCGTGGTTTCTTAACACTAATTGGAAAACCTGGTTGAACTGGAAGTCAAAGTAATAGAAGTGCACAAGAACAAGATGTAATAGTTGCAGAGAATATTGCAGATTCTTATAAAAAAGTAATGACTGCAGATTTCGTTATGTCAATATCAAGAAAAATTGAAGATAAGTTAGCAGGTACTAGTAGAATACATATTATTAAGAATAGATTTGGCGCAGATGGTATGACATTTAAAGCCAGCTTTAATGCTAATAATGGTGCAATATCTATTTACGATGTAGGCACTAGAGGTGATCTAGAAGAATCGAAAAAACAAGGTAATGGTAACGAATATGTAAGAAGATTGATTGCTCAGAAATTGGGTAATATGAACAAAGAAAAGGAAAAAGAGTAATTTTTATATGTTTACAAATGAATTTCAAAAGACAATATGAGAGCAGAATTATAAACTTAGTATAGATAATGCTATTGAAGATACTTGATTACGAATAGCAACTGCCGCTTCTGCAGTAGAAACACAGCCTGATATGTGAAGAGACAAATTTTATGATATTTTAGAAGATTGGAATTTTGTGCCAGGCGGAAGAATAATGGCAAACATTGGAGCACCTGATAAAAAAGAGACAACATTAATGAATTGCTTTGCACATTCGCCTCAAGATTTAGATAATTTTTCAGATCCAGATTCAATAAATGGAATTTATACTCTACTAAAAGCACAAGCAAAAACATTAGCATCGGAAGGTGGATATGGAATGAATTTCAGCTGACTTCGTCCAGAGGGGACTTATGTTAAAGGAACCGGAATAAGAACTCCTGGTGTATTAAAATTTATGGAGCTATGAGATAAGTCTTCTGAAATTATTACTTCTGGTACGACTAAAGTACTTAAAGATGGTAATGAGGGAAAAGAAAAAAAGAAGATAAGAAAAGGAGCACAGATGGGTATTCTAGAAGTCTGGCATCCTGACATTATTGATTTTATAGAAGCTAAACAAACTCCTAATAGATTAACTAAATTTAACTTATCGGTAGGAATTAATGCAGAGTTTATTAAAGCTGTTATTGACGATGCTGGTCGCGGAGAGATACTCTGAACATTATCATTTCCAGATACTTCCTGTCCTCAATATAAAACAGAATGAAAGGGAGATTATCAAAAATGGATCAATAAAGGTTATCCGAGAGTTAATTATCAGACAATTAAAGTTAAAGATCTCTGAGATAAGATAATGACTGCAACTTATACCAGAAACGAACCTGGAGTTTTATTTCTTGATTTAGCAAACAAGTTGAATCCTGTTAACTATTGTGAAAATATAGCTACTTCAAATCCCTGTGTAGTAGGAGATACTCTTGTCTTCACTAACGTTGGGTGAATTAAAATTAAAAACTTAGAAAAGCAGAAAAATAAGATTAAGAATTTAACTATTATAACAATAGATAAAGACAAAAAACTGTATAATTCAGAGTTAAAGAGAGTGTGGATGACTCAAAAGGATGATGAAATATATAAAGTTTGCTTTGAAAATAATGAATATATTCTAACTAACTACAAACATAAACTATATGGAAAGTCGTTCAATGAGTTGTGTGTTGGTAATATATATGACCAGTACAAAGCTGGTAAAACAACAACGCTTCCGTCTGTTAATGGTGCTGATGGGAAACTAAAAGCAATTGTTAGAATAGAAAAGACCGAAAAGAAGGAAGATGTATATGATTTAACAGCTGTTCCAAATTATAACTTTTTTAGTTTAATAAATCGCGACGAATATATAGTCACGGAGCCTGTTTTGGTAAATAACATAGAAAGATTTTACATATATGATGTAGTAGATGTTGACAATGGACAACAAAAATTTGCTATAGATTTAGATGAAAACGATGAAATTTATTAAATAAAATAATTGAGTTACTATATTTATAATAAAAGAGTACAGGCTCCAATAGACATTAAAATATCTAATGAGTGTACTAAGGAAAATTAAATATGATAATTTATAAAACCACAAACTTAATTAATGGTAAAATTTATGTTGGCAAAGATTCTAAAAATAATAATAATTACCTCGGCTCCGGTAAGATATTAAATCTTGCTATCAATAAATACGGAATAGAAAATTTTAAAAAAGAAACGCTTTGTGAATGTTTAAGCTCTAAAGAGTTGAACAAAGCAGAAAGATATTGAATTAAAAAACTTAATTCTCAAAACCGCAATATCGGATATAATATTACAGCTGGCGGGGACGGCGGTGACACAATTACGAGTTCGCCAGACTATAAAGAGCGGTGCTTAAAATGCGAAAGGGTTGGAAAAAATAACGGAATGTATGGAAAAAAACACTCGTCTTCAGCTATTAAAAAAATGAGCAATATTAGAATAGCATATTTTCAAAATAGCGAGAACAGAGAAGGTCTTTCAAGAAAAAAGCTTGGAGTTAAAAATCCAAAACACTCTATTACTATGAAGAAATACTATAGCAGCATAAGAAACAGAGATAAAACTAAATTTGCTTTAATTAAATTTTATAATAATAGAACAGAAGAAGAAAAAGATGCTCACTCAGAGAGATCGAAGATAGCAATGAAAAGTCGGAAAGAAGATAAAGAGAGTTGAGAGTTGTATATAAAAAAACAATCAGCCTCTCAGAAAAAGAGATGAACAGAAAGCAAAAGAAAGGAGCACGGAAAATCAGTTAAAGAAGGAATAAAATTTATTCCAATTAATTTCATAAAAAGAAATAATATTGATATTAATTATTTTATTTCTTTATTAAAAAGTAACAATAATGAGAAAGTGCTAGATTTAAAGAAAAAATTTAATGCAAAAAATATACAATTTTCAATAAAATCAATATTGAAGAATTTTGAAACAATTGAAAATTTTAAAAAGGAGCTAATAAAAGCAAATGAAAGTTAATAATATTTCAAAACCAAAAATAACACATAGAAAGGAGGATTATTATATGCAGTCGACACTCAACGTCGATTGCGGTTAGGAGAAATTCTCATGTCAACTGGCGTATGCAATTTAGGAAGTATAAATCTTGTTAAGTTTTATGATAATGGATCATTTGATTTTGCAAAGTTTATTAATACAATTATAACTGCTGTAAGATTTCTAGATAATATTAATGATATTTCAAATGTACCATTGCCTGAATATAAAGAATCAATGCTTAAGAAGAGACGAATTGGATTAGGTACCATGGGATTAGGATCATTACATTATATGATGGGTATTAGATATGGCTCTCCGGAGTCATTAGATATGGTTAGAGACATATACAAAATAAAAGCCGGGGTGGAATTACTCGCTTCAGCAATGCTTGGTGAAGAAAAAGGTTCATTTGAGTTATTTGATAGTAAGGAATATTTTAATACTTATTGGTGAAAGAATATTGATATATCAGAAGAAGTGAAGTCGTTAGTTGAATCAGTTGGAACAATGAGAAATAGCTGTCATTCAGCAAATGCTCCAAATGGGAATTGCGTTAGAAAGAATACAAAAATAAGAACAGCAGAAGGTGTAAAGTCTATTTCTCAAATTTTTAAAGAAAATAAAATAGATATTACAAAAGAAAAAAAGAACCAATCATTTATTCCAATTAAAACTTTGGAAGTTCCTACACTACAAGGTAATAAGAGAATTACAGGATTATATATTAATGATAATAGAAACGTATATTCAATAAAAACAGATATGAACAATAAAATTGATGGCACAAGTGAACATAAGCTTTTAGTTAAGATAAGTGATACTCGAGCAAAATGAATTGAGTTACAAGATTTAAAAGTTGGCGATAAGATTTTGATAAAAAAATAATTAAATAAAATTGCTCCTACATTGATATTTATATTTATAATAAAGTAATGTAGGAGCAATTTTAAATGACAAAAAGAAAATATAAAACTTATAAAACTAGAATATATGAGGAAAATTCAAAAGAAGTCGCAGATAATTTGTGGCAAGAATACTTATTAAAGGTTGATCAAAGTTTAGATGGATTTATTAGAAGATATGGTGAACCAGAAGGTATAATAAAATATGATATATTTAGAAATAAATCTAAACATACAAAAGAAAAATATATTATGCAACTTGGTAAAATTGCAGGCGAGAAGAGATGAGATGAATATATACAAACTAAAAGAGAAACAACAAAAAGGGCATTTGCGTATTGACTAAAGATATGTGATGGAGATTATGATTTAGCAAGAAAACAATATGCAGATTATCAAAGACGAGATATGGATTACTTTATTAACAAATATGGTAAAAAGATTGGTATGGAAAAATGAAATTCTAAAAATAAGAAACAATCAATTAGTATATCAAAACATCATAAAAATAACAAAAATAAACAGCTTCATGCAGCAACACTTAGTAAGTGAATTAAAAAATATGGACAAGAAATCGGTGCCCAAAAATGAAAAGAGCTGTTATTAAAAAAATCATCTAGTGCTAGTAAAACGTCTGTTTCAGAAGTATCACAAAGTTTTTGTGATTCTCTTTTAGATATGTTACATGATGACTTTCATAAATATATAAAATATGCAAAAAAAAATAAAGAATGATGAATATATGATAGAAACAAGAAATCATATTTATTTTTTGACTTTACATTAATAAAATCAGGAAATAAAAAAATTATAGAGTTTAATGGAGATTTTTGACATGCAAATCCGCTATTATTTGAATCAGATTGAAAACATCCGATATTAAAAACTGATGCAAAAAGACTTTGAGACAAAGATAGATATAAATTAAGGGTTGCAAATAATAGCGGATTTGATACATTAGTCGTCTGAGAAAAAGAATGAAGAGATAATAAAGAAAAAGTGCTAATAAAATGTAAAAAATTTATAGAAGGAGAAAATAATGAGTGTAGTTAATATAGAAGGACTCGAGCTAATTGAAGAAGTAGTAACAGAGATCAAGCTTATAAAAGATGATACGTATGATATAGAAGTTGAAGATGCTCATCACTATATATTAGGTAATGGTATTATTTCACACAACACTTCAATATTTGCCGGCATTGTGTCAGGTGGAATAGAACCTGTATTTATGAAAGAGTATACTAGATGAGTTATTGTTACCGACGAGGAAAAGAGAGCATTAGCAGAGAGTGAATTTATAATTCCAGATGTAATGAAGAGTGAATGGTTTGAAACAGAAAATCTTAAATTCATAACTATCGCAAATGAACAAATATTAGAAGGCGAATTTAATGGAGAATCTTATAGAGTTGATAAAAGTAGAGGCTTGGTCAAAGCAAATTTAGTTGAAGACTATGGTTGGAGTTGAGTAAAAGCAAATATATTTTCTGATGAAGATATAACCTGGACACTTTTAAATAAGGATGAGGATGTTTTTTCAACTACAGTTGATTTATCAGTTGAAAATCATTTAAGTGTGCTGAAAATAATTGCTCACTATACGAACATGAATTCTAGTAAGTGTGTTGAAAAGTCTTCAAGTATGATTATTATAAATGACGAGGTTGTGTATTTAAGTGAGCTTGAGTTTAATAATAGTGGTGAATTTAAGTCTATAGAGTCTGATAAACTTTATACTAAAAATCATATTAATAATAAAGTTGAAATAAAATCTACATATAACAATAAGATAGATTCTAAATGTATAAAGATTAGTTTTAGTGATAATTCGACAATAATTGGAACACTAAATCATAAAATATTTGTTGAGAACTCACATTGAGTAAAGTTAATTGATACAAAGATTGATCAAAATATAGTAATACGGAAATAAATATTTGTAAAAGCCCTGTTGTCTTCATATTTATATATAAAGATAAAGAGAGGTTTTATGAGATTTAGAAAATTTAAAACATTGAGTGATGATAATAATATCTACTTAAAACAATTATATAATAGAGGTGTTAATAAGCAAGTAATATTAGCATTAGCAAATATTATAAAAAGAGATCACAGCATAGTAAGTTTCTATCAAGAGCAGAAGCTAATAAATCTCTTAAAGCAAAATTATATTAATACTAAGCAAAAGCATAAGTGAGAGGTGTCAATTTGATTAGCAAACAAAAAAGAAATTGATAAGATAAATACAGAGGAATATTATGCTTTTTTTAATAGATATAATAAGAGTCTATCACACAAGATGATTACAGAAAAAAAAGATAAGTGAGAGGGTGATCCTGGTTTAGCTAATACAATGATAGTTAATGCGCATAAATCAAGAATACGTATTGCAAAAAAAAAATATCCACTAATACATGATGATGCTAGACTGTTGCACTTGTCATACGTTGATGGAGTAGCGACCACAGGAAAAAATATAGCAATAAAACTAGGACTTGATACTAGTAAGTTATCAAAACAAGATTTAATTTCGCTATCTGGATATTCTAAAAAAACAAACTACAGACTCAAGTCTGTAGAAGAGAAAGAAAAGTATATATTAAAATGGAAACAAAGTAATATGCTTAATTTAAAAGTTAGAAACACCATTAAGTCAAGTTTTCCGGAGTTTAGTGTAGTGGATGTAAAGAATATGACTCCGCAAGAGACAAAAATGTGATATTCGGCTTATATAAGTATAAGAAGTGCAAATTATATTGCAAATCATCCTGAGAGATATAACAGAGGATATAATATACACGCAGTTAGAACAGGATACTTTTTCAGTGAAAAAAACAATAAAGATATTTATTATAGAAGCAGCTACGAATTGCAAGTTCTACAATTATTAGAATTAAATGAAAAAGTTACATGCTTTGAGACAGAGCCGTATCATATGACTTTTGAGACAGATAAAAAAAAGAAAAAATGTTATGTTCCTGATATAATATTTACAACAACTAGTGAAGAGCAATTTATTTTAGAAATAAAGCCAAAGATATTTTTAGAAAGATTTAATGAAGAAAAAGGTAGATATATAAAAGAATTACATAGTAATTTTTTTATCATAACAGAAGAGATAATATTTAATAAGGAGAAATTTTATGAATATTTTAGAATCAATTAGTCAGAACAATAAAAAGATTCCGCTAGACTATAGACAAATAAAAACGCTTGATGAAATAAAAATAGACTTAAAACATCTAAACTGAAATGAAGTAACAAACGAGCATCTTTTTAATCTGCGCTCGTTAATTATGCCAGAGTCAAAAAAGATTATTAAAATAGAGCTAATTAGTGATGTTGATACAGGTGATTTAGAAATAGATGATATGTCTCACTCATATTGAGTAAATGGAGTTCCAACTCATAATACGGTAAACATTCCTGAGCATTATAGTTATGATGATTTCAAAGAGCTCTATTTAACTGCTTGGAGAAGTGAAATTAAAGGCTTAACTACATATAGAGCTAATACAATGACTGCAGTACTTGAAGAACAAAAGACTCATGAATATCAATCTGAACTTGAAGAAATGTTTGTTAAGTCAAATGGCGATGTAATTAAAGAAGATGTTAAGTTACCAAAAGAATATTATTCTAAGGGATACATAAGAAGAGATAAAAATAAGAAGAAGTGGTATATCAATATCGCATTCGCCGATAGCAAATATCAAAAACCTTATGCCATGTTTGTACATACAAACTCTTATGAGTCGACTGAAGTTGCAGGTAAAGTAATAGAAGATATGGAATCTTTATGTAGAAATAAAGGTATTAAAGAAGAATTAATTGAAAGACAACGTAGTAAATATTCAGGTCAAACAAATGTAAATAAGATAGCTAGAGCTATTGGATTAGCACTAAGACATAATGTTCCAGCATTTGAAATAGTAGGAATATTAGAAGAAAATCCAGATGGATTCTCATCATTTTTATTTCATGTTAAAAAATTATTAAGTAAGTTTATTAAAGATGGAACAAAGATAGAGAATGAAGTTTGTCAAGCTTGCAATACAAAAAATATCATATATCAAGAAGGATGTAAAATGTGTCTTGAGTGTGGATGGAGCGCTTGTGGATAAGACAAAAGAAGAAAGCTATAAAATGTATGAAGAAGATTGGGAATTCAATAAAGCAGTATGAGAATTTCATAATGAAGTATGAAGGACTAAATCCGTTGCATACAAAAGAGTTATTGAAGAAAATTGTCCAGAATTATTAGAGGTTGTAGGAAAGGAAATATTAGAGAAAGTTATAAAGATAAGAAAAGAACTTATGCAAGAGCAAAAAAGAATAAAAGAATACTATAGACAAGATGTGTAAATTTAAAGTTAAACACCAATATGATGATTATATTGAAGCTTGAGCTCAGGCTGTTTATGATAGTAAAATCGCCGGGAAATTTTAAGTTACTATTTTTATAAATTACCTTATATTATGTATGTAGGATAAAAGGAGGTTATGAAAATGAGAAAATCGATAGAGAATGTTCAGAGAAGAATTAGAAATACTGAAGGTGAAGAGAAGAGAGAGTATCAAAAGCTATTGAAGATTTACGTCGAAGAAGGATTAGATTTTTTCCCATATAATTATGTAGATGTTTACGAAATGGCATGTGGACATTATGAAATTTTACAAAGTCCGTTTCCAGAAGAGATCAAGGATCGTCCAAAGTGTAGTAGATGTATGATGGGAACACATCCAGATCAGTTAAAGT